GTAGAAGGGTTTTCTTCACCGATAACACCCTCTAAATAACCGTAAGTTGGATTGCTATACTCTGATGCTGAAACACCATCATAAGTCCAAGTAAATCCTACGTTTGAACCCCAAACATTTACCTCAACAATAATAGCACCAGTAGCACTACCAACATCAATAGTGTGGTTGTAGTTTCCAGCGGTTTCAGATGTGGTTTGATAAGTTGGTCCAACAGGATAACTACATCCAATATCACAAGCAGGACAATTAATTATTGATTGTAAAACTCCTCCCTGTAATTTTCTATATATACCCCCAATATTATACCATCCATCTGGAGCGATAATGCTTAAAGCAGAGTCTGTATATAAGGTTGTGGAATCTATAAAAGATGCTCCATCAAAATAATATGTTCCTAATGTTGCCATAATTTAATTTTAACAAGTTCCTGATTCTTCTACTATTCCATAACTATTAACATAAATCCAAGTTTTAGGAAGTGTTGCTGGTTGAGTTTGTGATACAATATAATAACCCTCCAATAAAGGATTATTAACATCACAACTTAATCCAGTGAAACACATATCACCTATTACAGGTATTACATTAGATCCGTGGAAAGAGTTTTGTGCAGCCCCGTTATTAGTAGTATCGGTTCCACAAACTAAATTCTCCAGTCCAACATTTGGTCCAAACCATGCAACCCCACAAGTTGGAGCGCATCCACAACAAGCATCATCTGGCCCTACATCTGAATAGCAAAGCTCCATAGATTCTACATTTCTTAAGTCCCAAATCAAATACAAATAAGGATTTGCAACAGGCAAAGGTATGTTTGCACTTGGTATTGTAACTGAAACATTGCCTGGTGTTGTGGTTGTATATGGTAGTGGAACTGTTGTAGCAAGCCCTAATAAAGTATTAATATCTGCGGTAGATGAACTGTATATTTGGTTTGATGATAAATACTTAAATTTATTTGTAGCAGTGTTAAATATAAAGTCATCCCCAGCAAGTTTACTAACCCTCATTGTAATATCAGCTCCATTGTAAGGGAATACATTAACAGACCTAAATCCAGTGTTAGACAAATACTCTGCAGGTTGTACAGATTGCAGAGATGCTAATTCATTTGTTGAAGGACTGACTGTAGAAGAGTCTGACCAGTTGTATCCGTAGTGAATAAACTTACCATTAGATTCTCCAGTATTTAAAACAACTTGAATAACTGTTATAGTTTCCACATCAACACATCCAACCGTAGTTATATGAGTTACAGGATCTGAACCTATAGGTGTTATAGTAACTGTGGCAAAAGTTGGAGATGAGCTTGTTTTACTAATAGTTATATCTCCACTAATAGGGTCTGTTGTGGTATCTATAGTTTCTGTTGTTTGATCCCAGGTTACACTTACTTCAGCGTTACCAGCTGTAACATCATAACTTACAGTAAAATCACCAATAGAAGGCCCTAATTCAGCTTGATAACTAAACGATTGAAGTGTCGATATTATTTCTACCTCATTACCGCACTCAAATTGATTCGCAGCTGAAACAATTGGTTCATTGTTTGTTGATAAAACATACTCGTCCATATAAGGATCGTATCCTCCAAGCTTTTGAGTATTGTTTTGATCTATAAATTGATCTCTAAACCATGAACGCATACCGTATTGTGATATTACTTGAAGTTGATCAGAGGTAGCAGAAGAACCTTGAAGCATTAAAACAGCACTTCTTTTTACATCAGTAAAAAATATTTTACTACCCCAAGCAGCAAAGCTTTCAGGGTTGTTGGTAATACCATACTCTTCTATTCTGGCTATTTGAGTACCCAATACTTCAGGGACAGATGCAATAGCACCACCACCAGTAGAATCTGTTACAACATTTTTGCCTGATAGAACATAGGATATTCTATCTTCCTGTAAAACAAGTATATCTGTTTCACGAGAATGTAACTTCATTATTGGACCAAAAGAAGTTTCTAAATCTTTAAAATTTATAAGTCCAAGGTTAAACTCATTTAGATTATTTGAGTTTGCTCCTGGGCTAAATACACCACTATATGTCAATCCTGCAAACCTGTGAGCTTCAGCATAATCTTGCTTAGAAACAGCTAAAGTTCTTTCACCCAAATAAAATGGCATACCATCAAGATCGTCAAATATCTTGTAGCTTTCCACACCGTTACCAAAAGTAAAGCAATCACCATTATCTAAAGTTATAACTGCTGACGGAACAAGAGCCGACTGATTGGTATCTCCTGCTGAAAAATCACCTAAGTGATAACCGCCAGCGATTCTGTACATTTTATTTGTGTCGTAATATAAATTAGGGTCAACCTCTGCAGGTTCTGTTTCAAAAACAATAAGACCACTTGCTTGTGTTACCTGTAATCTAAAACCAGCATGACCTGGTCTTTTATCAAAACCTGGACCACATCTTGGTATACCAGACCACATCCTCAAGTATTGCCCACCAAAACCATTATCCACAATAAAGACTCTTGACCCAAAACATGCAGAAGTAGGACCAGCTCCAGGACTGGCAAAGGGACCTACACCACCGTTATCATAATACGCTAAACTAACGCCATTAGAAATAGATGCTTGAGATGTATTTATTCCTACATTATCACCCTGTATAAAGTCATATATATTTGCATAGTCTTGAGACGCTATAAATGTTTTATCAAACTTTACCTGTTTTTTCTTGCAGTTAGAACCCCTTGATCCTCTCCAGTTATCAATGTATATTCTCACCTTAGATCCAGCTGGCACATCAATAGGAGTAGCTCCATTGATGTCGTTAGTAGTATTTAAAGAATAAGATACAGCAGCTGAGGTTGGATTACAACTTGTCGAAGTAGACGAGTTGTCTTGTAAACCATAGTCAAAAACATTAGATCCTGAAGGAACTGTTGCTACAAAACCTCCAGATTTTATAATCATATAGACACCTGGCGGAGATGCAACACTCGATGCTGTAGTAGCTATATCTGAAACATCTCCAGAAGCAAACACCTTTACATCTAAAACTTTTACTTTTACTTCTGATATTAAAGGGCCATTAACATCTACTTTTACTTGTAGAATGTCACCAGTCTTTACTTTATTAATATTATCTCCTTGAAGCTGACAGTATAGTAATGTTTGATTTTCATCACTGACATAAACTAAATTAGTGTATACTGTTTCATAGGTTCCTGAAGATGGTTTTAATACAAACTTATATTTAGTAGCCCAATAAGGTGGTAGGTTATTTAAAGTAACTACAGCTTGATTTTTTTGAACGCTTTTATCTGGGTCTATAAAGAGTGTGTTATTTTGCGATGTTAATACAGTAGAGGCTCTACCATAATCATCCATATAAACCAATCCTACTTGGTAGTCTCTATTACTATGAAGACTTAATGTGTTAGGAATTTTTTGAAATCCAACAGAAGATTGAAAGGCGTTAAACTCAAAATACTCCCACGCATCAGAAGTTCCTCCTAAAGGAACGTCCGAATATTGTACAGCAGGTGCCTGAAGTAGAAATCCATTAGCTGTTGGTTGGTATCCAAATCCTCCTTGCACACAGTTCGCAACAACAGTAGGGTTCCCACAGTTTCCATTAATTCCAGAATTTATAAATTGAAATCCTGTAGGTGGAGATATGAACGCATTAAAATGATCCGTTAAAGTAGAGCCATTAGCGGCTGATGATATAGGTTGAAATCCTGACACACCCATCGCCTCTTTAAACTCTGTGCTGTTCACTAAAGCTGATATACTGTTATATTGAGTAGCAGCCACAAATGTAACTCCTAAATCAAAACCTACACCACCAGCGGTCTGAAAACTTGTTACAGATCCCGTAAAGTTAGGACCACTACCCTGTATAGCTACTGCTGAAGAAGACTCTAACTCAAACTCAAAAAAGATAGTTGTTCCTGATACAATAGGAGTAGTCAATCCTGTTAGATCAACTTCTATCTGAGCGTCTAAAACGTTGGTTGTTGTACTTGGATTTATATTGTATGTTTGTTGTCCTGTGCTTGAAAAAGTAATAGGAGGAAGGCTTTCTCCAGCGACACTTGTGTTTTTTTGGTCTACACTGTAATCTATTTTTAAAGGAACTCCTTTCGGTCTTTCAATATTGTAGCCTTCAAGATAATTTCCATAAATCAACCTATTTCCCTGTATTGTTTGAGACTTAGCTTTTAAAGGAACATTATCATATAATCTAAGTATTTCATCAGAGGCAAGAACAGTATATAGTTTTTCGTTACTAAACGTAATTGTTTTTTGATCATCATCTGGCCATCCTTGATCTGCTTTTACATATCTTTCAATAACATAGATTTGATTAGAGTTTGTCAGTTTAAACAAAACATCAACCCCAATAACCCTCTCATCTCCAGTATTAAATGTAACCGCATAAGCGTTGTATCTATTTTGCATTCCTTCATTATTGAAGTTATCCAAACTAAAGCTAAATTGAGATGGCTCAAATGCAACCTGAGTAAATAAAGATGTAGCCGAATATTCTGAGTCTAAATACCTATACCTATATGCAAATGTAACAAACCTATCTACTATGTAATTTTCATCACCAGGAACAGTTTGAGGTGATATCTTTGGAGCTGCCAACGGATACACTAATGCTGCAGTAGGAGCTTCAAATCCTGGTGGTTTTTTTATGACATTAAGATCATCCTCTATTATAGCATCTACACCAGCTATAGGGTAGTCGTAGTTTCTTCTTACGTTTATGCATCTTGGAGGATTCAAATCGTCTGTAAAAAACAAAAGATCTTCGATTAAGTCAACCCCTGTAATTAAATATTGAGGGTTAAAATTAAGAAGAGATGTTGTAATTACATGATAGTTAATTAGTGTAGTGCTTGTGTTGTATGACACCACCATATCCACATTTCCTGAAGGGTGAGCTGGGTCGTGAACAAACCAATATATTGTTTCATTTATACCATCCTCATAAGCTCCTATACATACTGCACTTGCGCTTAAGTTGGACCCAGCATAAGACAAAGTAGTAAGCTGAGTGTTACCCTTGGAGTTTTCAACAGCACCTATTTCAGATTGTTCTGTTGATCCAAGTCTAACATTTCTTGCGTCTATATATTCGCCAGGAGGCAAGAGTCGTTCATCAACGCTCTTGTTCATTTTACCAGCTATAAAAGTTCTTCTTACGTTGCTACTCATTCTATTTCAACCATTTATCTTGTCCTCTTAAGTTCATTAAGAGTCTACCTGGATGTATGTTACTTAGTCTTAGTTTTGCGTTTCTCAAAAGAGATGACTTGTCTTTTCTCGCTCTATTAACCTGATATTCAGGAACATTGAAGCGAGTGTTTAATATAGCGTATTTTATGTAAGCATACAAGTATTCTTCAAACATTTTGTGTACGCCTATTTTACTTTGTTTTACATCAGGTACAGGAGGCTCTGCACTTCCAGGTACACCAGGAACGTGCTCATATTCAGCCATACCATCAGACACATATTCTAAAACTACAAACTTTCCTTCAAGTCCAGAACTAAAGTTTATAACTCCACCCATTCTATCGATGCTAAATGTAGGGTTTTGGTTAGCTGTTTCTGTATTTAAACCATATCTTGCTCCAATACCAAAATCAAAATACCAGCAACCATCAACACAATAACCAAGCTGTCCGTTGTAGGGACTGCCTTGATTAAGATATATGCTTGGCTTTGTACCAGCTATTCTATCTATATCTATTTTAGATTTGTTTGGTTTTAAAACATTTCCATCTATATCGAAAAGTATTTTGTATTGATTATCTTGTAAATATGCAGAGCTGTAGTTGGTCTGTATATTTTCAGTAAGAGGTATTAATACTTGACCATCTGTATACTGAGATATTCTCACCCAATTTACATAGTCTTGAGGAAGAATAAATCTTAGCTGATCATCTACTTGAAGCATTAATATTTTTATTTGCTTCATAGCATCGTAGTTCAACTCTTGTATACCACGCTTAGCGTGAAACAAAACCTGATACCTATTAATGTTGTTTATCAATTCATGGTTTCCTTGGTAAATCAACATAAAGTTATTGACTATATCTTCTAAAGAAACATACTGATATGAACCCCAGTTCTGGTCTTCAGGAACTACTCCTCCGTTTTCGTAATATTGATAATCTGTTATATATGACATATTAGCTTGTTTCTTGTGTATCTAATGATTCTTCTGCTTTACCAAAGTTGTAAACATCTGGTTCTCTAATTTCTATTCCTATGTACTGACATATCTTAGCTATAAGACTTGGCTCATCAGAAGCTGGCAACTCAAAGTCTTGAAAGTCTGACTGAGTAGGATCGTACAAGGGCTCCTCTGGGAAAGCTGTACCACCACCACCAAGATTGACATAGGTCCATTTAGGGTCCCTTGGGTATCTTATATAATTAACCTGAATGTCTCCAAACTGATCTATAGATTCTGGGTAAACAGTTATAACTTCTTGACCAACAGTTGAGAAGTCTCCCTTCACATAAGCAGGGTACTGCTTTGAAGGTGCTGTTAAGTTAGAGCTCGTTAGGTTAAATATTTTATTTTGAGTAACCTTCTCTACATCAACAATGTTTCTATTACTATAAACCACAGCTCTATCTCCAACATTTGTAAATATATCAGCTGACAAAGCCAAAGTGTTGGCGTTTAAAACCTGAAGAACTCTTGCTTGAGCAAGTGTTGTAGTATTTACAATAATACTGTTTACCTGTGGAAAGGTTTGACTTGTTGGTATGGTTTGGAATATAGCATTTGTTGCTACAAACTGATTAGCCACAACAGCTGAAGCTGTATCAATAAGAATCTTTGATGGGTAGTAATAAACTTTATCAATCAAATAATAGTCAGTAGGTAAACCAAATTGATTACTGGTAGAAATACCTCCAAAAACTATAGGGTT